GGGATGGATCCATGCCGAGCACTCGGATCTTCATGGCTTACCCGAACAGGCTCTTGGACGGAGCCTTGCTGGCTCCACCCGGGATGCCTGCGGCCTGGCCCGGAACACCTGGCTTGCCAGTAGCGCCTTTGGCCTTGTTCTGCGTCTTGCCCGTGTGCTTCTCGGCCCAACGGTCTTTGAACTCAGCCTTCTCGGCCTTCGTCGTGAACTCGGAAACCGTCTTGCCGGTCTCGGTGTGGAACACCTTGTCGATCACGTTCACGTCGCGCGTCTCGCCGGTCGGCTCGTACGTACCCGTGGTCTCGTTCTTCTTGGTCTTGTCTTCGATGACCTTGAGGATGCCGAGGGTGATCGACTTGCCCATGATGCTGGTGACGGCCTGCACCTTGGTCGGGATTTCCTTGCGCTCATCGAAGTTGTAGATCTCAGCGACCTTCTCCTGGATGTCCTGCGCGCCAAGCGGCTGGCCAGTCGAGAGAAGGGCGATGTCGTTCGCCGTGGTGAAGCCAGGCAGCGGGATCTTCTTGTCGCCGCGGGTGTAGTAGTTCTCACCGGCCTTGTTCGTGACGTACAGCGTCTCGCGGTAGTCACGACCATTCACGTCCACGACGATGGCCAGGAAGCGAGCGCCGCCCGAAGAAGCGCCAGCGTAGGCGAGCTTGATCTTGCCGGTGTAGAGGCCGCTCTCGAGTGCACCGCCGCCACCGAGGCTGTCGCGTGCTTCTTCGAGGCCATCAGTGCCGAGGTTGCCGAAGGGGTTGTTGCTCATGGTTCTGGTTCCTTACTTGTAGTACTTGTGGAGGTGATCGATCAGCTTCTGAACATCGTTGTCCATGAAGGTCTGAGCGGTGGTGAACATACCCATGGGCGAACGAATCCGCTCGTGAGTAGTGTCCCGGGTGAGCTTGGTCTGGAAGACGTACTTGAAACCAAGCGCGCGGTCTTCATCGCTGATGTCCAGCAAATCGGAACCATAGGATTCCAGTTCCTTGATGGGCACCTTCTTCGAAGTGACCACGCAACTGAAGTATGCCTCGATGCCGTTGTTCTTCAAGGCACCCTTGACCGGCACCTTGGTTTCCATGGCCATCTCACTCTTGTTCACTTCCGTGATCGTGTGAGCGGTGAAGATGACATTGCACTCGGCAGCTGCCACCTTCTCTTGCATCAGCGTCTTGAAGAACTGCTGGAACGCAGCCCACGCCTTCTGGCCATCGGCCGAGTTGAAGATGTACTTCGACTCGAACATGTCGAGCAGGAACGTCAGCGAGTCGGTGACGACGGTATGGATGCGAACTTCCTTACCGAGCTGCGGATGCTTGATCACGTAGCCCGAGTCAGCGAGATGCGAGAACGCTTCGATGACCTGGTACGGATCGGTGATGACGAACGTGGCGAACTTGTTCGGGAACGGCAACTTCTTGCCGCTCTCGCAGTTCAGGTACATCACACCTTCCGGATCCTTGAGGTTCCGGAGAGATGCGGACTTGCCAGTGGCAGAAGGGCCTGCCACCAAGATCAGGTTGTCGTTGGTCGTTTGCATCAGGCCGCGACCTCACGCCAACCGAGCCCGCGAACGAACTCGATCTTCCCTTCCTTTCGGAGATGCTGAAGGCGTCGATCGACCAGTCGTTCGGGGTAGGTTTCCTTGCGGGTGCTGACCCGCGAGGAGATGAGTGCGAACTTGCGAACGCCATCATTGATGGCTTCCAAGATCTTCTTGTCCAGCTTCTGGAGTTCTTGCGGACTCCGTTTCGTGTAGTTCATGGGTGTCGATCACTCACGGTTATGGAAGGCTATTGCTAGCGATCTTCCGGGCTGCGGTAACGAGAACAGTCTGTTGCAACTCATCGTTGCTCAGTTTGTTGTCGAGCTTCTGGTTGAACGAGAGAACACGTCGTTCGATTTCCTGGTAGGTCAGGCCGCTGTCCACCAATGCCATGGCGAACCGCAGCATGTGGTTGTTGCGATTGCCGTTGACCATCCGCTGAGCGAACCAGCGTTCCAGGTTGTCGAGGTTTTCCAGCTTCACCACGTTGGCACGGAACTCATCGTTCCGAGAAGTGCGCGGGATGAACTGCAGGGCATCGAGCAACTTGCCCTCGTTGTAGCCGTACTGACCCTTGCAGCTAAGCCACTTGCGAGCTCGCTGGTTCGTTTGTGCATCGACTTCGAACGGAAGCCAAGCAAAAACGTTGGACATGAAATCACGGAAATCTTCCGCATCCAACTCAAGGGTGTAGTTGATCGGAAGGATGATGCGGAACCGATGGGCATCATCAGTGTGTCGCTTGGTCGTATACATGTGCCAGGTGTACTCTTTGAGGAGTTCCTGGGCGACACGAATATCAGTGCCCTTGTCCACGTCGATCACGATCATGTTGAAGCCCGGGATCACGTTGTCTTCAGTGCGATGACCGTCGCCGGTACCACCCTTGTCGAGTCCGTGATTGATCCAGTGGAATTCACCACCGTCCCCGTTGTCGTACTGGGTCAGTTCGTGGATGCGTTCCCACGGCACGTTGTCCGTGCGGTAGTTGTAGGCCACATGATCCGAGTACGAGACCCGCATGGATTCGAGGTTCGTCTCTTTCAGGGCTTCGCCCTTGAAGAACTCGATGCCTTCCATGAACTGCTTGCGGATGATGATGTGGTTGCGATAACCCCAAGCCATGGCCAGGGTCATCATTTCGTTGCGCGCAGACTGGCTGCCCTTGTAGAACGGCAGGCACTCGTTGAGATCTGCATGGGTCAGATCGCTGGTGCTGGTCGAGAGGTACTTCGCCAGCTTTACGTAGTTCTTCTCACGAGAGAAGATCCGCTCGAAGGACTTGCCTGACTCTTCCACGATCTTGATCGAGTGGTACAGGTGATCCATGGACACTTCCAGACTCTCGTCACAGAAGGCCAATGCACCCGCGAGCTTGAGCACCTTGAAGTAGCGATGCGAGATCTCTGCCTTCTTGATGTCTTCGTGCTCAGGCAGCTTGTCAGCGATACGTTCGCACTCGATCCGGTAGCCCAGCAGTTCGATGGCCACGTCATCCGGCAGCGTCATCTTCCAGTTGAACTTGGTCGGGTCAGCCAGGATGGTGAAGTGCGTGGCCCAGTGGTCAACCAGAGCCTGGTTTGAACGATCGGTCAGGCGCTGATAGACCTCGGCAGGTGTGAGGTGTTCCGCTGCACGGTGACGCTCACCGTAAGCGAAGATGCAGCGACGACCGTAGCCGGTTTCGAGGAACGAGTAGAACTCGTCTTCAGTTTTACCACCATCGAGCAGTTTGGTCGGCGTACCGAACAGCAGCATGTTGGTGGGGGTCTTGCCGTCGAGCTCTTCGCTGCGAAGGTTCTCGTTGGTGTTCTTGGTGAGCTTCTGCTTCACCATGCCCTGATCGTAGAGTTCAAGAAACACGTTCAGGACTTCGGTGTTGGCAATCAGGTTGCTGCCGATTTCATCGATCTGCAGATTGATGCTTCCCGAACCAGCAAGCAAAAGCTTCTGGCGCATCTGCTTCACGGCTGCAGTCGTGCCCGAGTCGAAGGTGAAAGCAATCGGCCCAAGGCGATTGAACTCGGTCTGGACTCGAGAGAATTCTTCGTTCTCATCCGACACCTTGCGAAGTGCCCTGGCTCGGGCAATCTCCCACATGCTGCTCTCGGCAACAGTGTTGAAGGTGTCATTCATGAAGCGATCCTTGAATCCCTTCATGAACTCGTTTTCGAGGATGCCGACGCTATGCCCCTTGCCCGCTCCGGAGAGAGCAAGGGACAGCGCATACACGTTGACCGGGACTTCTCCGCGATCCTTCGTAATCACCGTGGCTCGCTGGCACGAGGCCATCTTGGCGAGCATGTAGCTGATCATGATCCGGAAGAACGGCATGTCAGTGTTCTGAGTCTTGTTGCTCAGCACACCGGCAATCTGCTCAATCATGGGGTGGTGTGGAACAGTAGAAAGATCGCGCATTGTTTTAGTCGCTCGCAATGTCGCCGGAGGCGAGAAGTCGTTGGTACTGGCCGCAGATGGGAGCGCACGGACAGTAGTTACATGCTTTGACGACGCCGTGTTTTGCAATCACGACTCCCTTGTTCTGTTCGGTGCGATAAGCAACCGCTTCGAGTTCGGTGTCAAAGTTCTTGGTAGAGCGTCCGGTAGTCTTCTCCGGATTCGCGTAGTACTTGTAAACCGGAGGAGCGCGCCAGAGATCTTCTTCGGAGCATTCCGGGATCTGATCGTCTGGCGCGTCCTTCAGTTGTTCGAGGAGACGAAGCTTGTCTTTCACCCACTTGTCCGTCTCCGCCACGCTCATCAGCCGAACAGAGCGGCTAGGAGCGGGGTGAGGGGGATAGTTGGCATCACGCTGTGAACCACCGCGATACCAATCAACAAGCAGATATTGAACAAGAAATTCATCATGGTGAACCTTCCCGGGATTGAGCCAACGATACAAGCTGCCCTGCAGCTGCCATTGCCCGACACCCTTCTGGCTGATGAACTTGAAGACCGTTGTACTTTTCACATCCCTCAATCGTCCTTCAATGATGAGGTCGATCTTCCCACCCACGGTGTAGCCAGCAACTTCTTTCTCTACTCGTTGCTCCGTGTAAACCGGAAGAGTATCCGGCTCCTCTACTTCGGGATTGATCCGCACCAGGTCAATGACCCGATTCGGAAATCCCAAACTGGACATGGCGAGTCGATAGTTCTCTTTCCAAGAAGTTTCGACACCGCCATGAAGTTCCTGCCCGAGCCTCGACTTGAATCGATCGATGATGTCTTCCAACACCACGGCTTGGGGATTCTGTTCCGCGATCTTCGCAATGCGATTGCGAAGGATGATCTGCCGCACCGGCTTGATCAACGTGGTGACCGAGATGTAGTTCGGCTTGTCCACGTAGTCGTAGTCATCCAGTGCAAGCCACAACGCTACCGAGAGATCGACTCCGGCATTGTTAGTGAATCGTTGCATGTCTGGTTCTCCCTTCAAGGGCTGAGCAGTTTAGCTCAGTTGGGTTGGTCGAAGGGGATGACGTTCGTGGGTGCCGGCTCAGCCTTCGGCTGCTCCGCTTCCGACTCACCGACGCCAGCGTAGAACTCGTTGGTCGTCATGTAGCCGCAGGGAGTGATGGCCATCAGCAGGACATCGTGCGTCTGGAAACCGATGGCATCTTTCGGCTCCAGCTTGTTGCGCACGGTGAGTGCGGCGGAGTTCTGCAGCTGATGGATTCGAGCTGCCGGGAACTCGCAGACCTTGGACTGCGTGATGAACTGCGTTCGATGGCTGGTGACGCCACCGCGCTTGGTCTCGAAGACCACATCCGCGAGAACCAGGTGGAAGTGCATCTTGTCGTCGGCGTGCGTGCTTTGCAGGGAATTTTCGTTCATTGGTTCATGTGCTCTTTGGCGAGGTTGGTGAGGACTTCAACAGTTGCGCCATTCGGAATGGTCAACTCATCAGCCCAACTGGGGTAGAAGATAGACAGGTTGCCGCCTAGCTTCACGGTGTCGTGCTGGATCTCGGGTAGCTCTTGCCACTGAGCGTGGCGAGTCAGAGTTTCGTTGACCCAACGCACGAGGTTCACGTCGTCACGAATGAGCATGTAGCCAGCGTCATGGATCTGAGCGCATAGCTTGATGTCGTGGCGATACGGCGATGCACGAACTTCGCGCATGAATGCCATGTAGGCGCGCGAGTTGAGCAGGCCGTAGGACTGTCCCAATGCGTTACCTGCAGTCCGTCCTTCAGCAACAGCTTCGTACGGAGTGTTCTTGGTTCCAAGGACACATTGCTTCAGCATCGGCGTGCGTACACGCAAGCCAAAAGCGACAGTCACGTAACCAACCCGGGAAGCTTCAGCAAGCTTGTCCTGTACCCACTTGTCCGAGACTTCGTACATGACGTGGTAGGCAGCTTCGATTGCCTTGGCCTTCTCTTCTGAGAAGCCGCAGTTGACCATCAGCGTGCGATACGTGCCTTGGTAAGTCAGGGCGAAGGTCGGAGCCTTCGAATCCTGACGCAGTGGCTTGTACTTCTTCTGGATCGAGTTGATCGATTCCACGGTCTCCACAATGTCCGGCATCATGTTGCCGAAGTAGTAGAACGCGCGCAGTGAATGTCCGTCGTAGCCGTCCGTATACACGCGGAGCTTGTTGGGATCTTTGGTGGTCAGCGCACTGATCATGTCCTCTAGCGAATTGAAGTCCAACCCGACGAACAGCCAGCCAGGTGGCGCAACGAACATCTTCTTGATGGTCTTCGCGTAGCGAGAACCAGTAGAAGGAAGGTTCTGCATATTCGGGTTGTTCGAACTCAGTCGGCCTGAAAGCGTGCCGCCGAGATTGTAGAACCCGTACAGGTAGTACTGACCATCGGGTGCAAGCTGGGCTTGCTCGAACGCAGGAATGAAAGCAGTGAGGATCTTGTCCACTGCCTTGAAGTCAACCAAGTGCTTCAGCAACTCTTTGTGGTTAACGTCGTCCGTGTGATTGATGAGCGACTTGAGAGTGTCGCCATCCGTTGCCGGCTGCTTGCTGTCTGTGAGCGCAATGACGGGAAGACCCATCACTTCGTACAAGAGCTTCTGCAGCTTGGGTGAGGAGTTGAGGTTGAGCTTGCACTCGGGAAAGTGCGCAACGTCAGCCGCGGTGATCCGCTTCTTCTTGTATTCCTGGTTCTTCTTCTCAACGTAGTTGTCGGTGAGCAGGCGTTCCAACTCAGCGACTGCAGGCATGCCCATGATTGCCGACACGGCAATGTCCGAGTGCAGCTGCATTTCTGCTTTGCCTCGGGCCACTTCTTCCATGTCGATCGGAAGACCGGTCAGCTGCATCTGGATGATGTCAGTGACGCATGGCTTGAACAGGTTCTCGTAGATGTCTTGTTGTTCGTCAGCGATCAGCGTAGGCAGGTGTTTGTCGTAAACGAACCAGGTAGCCAAGGCATCTGTGAGGTTGTACTCAAGCAGGTTGGGTAGCGGCACCTTGGTCACGTCTTCGACATCGACCATATAGTTGCCGGCGAACTCTTGAGCCTGGGCTTTCAGACCCAGGTGATTGCCGACGCAGGAATTCGTGGCCAGGTACGTGATCAGCTGCGAGTCTTCGAAGCCGGTCATCATGACCGACAGACCATCAAGCATGCCTTTCATGTCGATGAGGTTGGCCATGAACAACTGGAAGACCATCACATAAACGTCGAACGATCCGTTGTGGTAGATCGTCTTGGTCTTTGCTTGCTTGGCTCGATACCTGAAGAACTGAGCCAACAGCCAACGAATCTCCTTGGCTTCAGTCGGGCTGAGATCGACTGCGAATGCGATGCCCTCGTGCTTGTTCCAAGCAAAAGAGATCGTAGCGATGCCTGCCTTGTAGTGCTTGAGGCCAAAGGTCTCGATGTCGCAGGTGAGATCCATATCGGCAATCAAGTCCAGCTCGTACCGGATCTCAGCAAGCGTGCTGGGAAAGCGGGCTGTCTTGAAGATATTGATGCCAGGTGGAACGTACGCACCGGCACGATGAGTCTTGATGGCGGTGAGTGCTTGGGTGACCTTGAGGTGCAGCGTGCGGTCGTAGACCAGTTGCTGCGGACTCGGTGCGTACACCACCTTGATGTGGGTGTAGTCCTTGATCTTGCAATCAAAGATGTACCCACTGGCTCGATCAACTCGGGTTGCTGCCGTCAGGACTTTGAACAACGCACCATCAGTACAGATGATGTAGTCAGTTCGCAGCGTGGCCAGGATCGGCAACAGATTGTCGAGGTATTCCTTGAGCTCGTTGTTCTTTGCTTTCTGGCTCGTGGTGAGCGCGTACGCAACCACTTCGCTTTCGATGTCCTGCACGTACTCTGCGAGATCGTGCTTGCGGAGAATTCGAGAGATGAGACAGATCGGATACCGATTCGTCTCTTCAGCAAAGACCATGTACCTCATAGGAGCTTGTACCCTACGTAGAAGTTGATACTCGGTGTTGCTTGTTCGTACAGATCAAGCAACTTCGGATCCCAGTGCTGCTCACGAAGAGCCCGCTCTTGGGGGTAATTCGGATCGCTCTTCGAACCAGCGAACAGATCGGGACGAGTCCGCTGCAGCTTCATGACATCGAACGGCAGCGTACGCAGCACGAAGTCAGGAAGCATGTCACGAATGTCCTGCCATCGCTTGGCTCGGCCAAAGACCGTGCGAAGAACCTGCATGGCTTTGACCCATTCCTCTTCATGGATCCGCATCTGTTCTGCCCACTCGATGTGGTCAGGACGCAGCGGCTCGGGAAGATGCTGAAGCTTGCCTTCGATCTTGCCTGGGTGTTTACCACCCGGGCCGAAGATCTTGCCAGACATCAGGTAGCAGTTCGAGCCAGTCATCGATCGATTGGCGGCGAGAAGCTTGTTGTGCTTGTCCTGGATGAACCAGAGATACGGCTTGGCGAGATTGCTAAGCCATACCTCGATCTCCTTCAGGATTGCTTTGGTGTCGTACGACATTCATGTTCCTTGGAACCTATCCGGCAACCTGCCGATGAAATAGATCCGGTTGGTGGGACGGGAGCATGCGACGTAGAGCATGCGAGCGGCCTGGTTCGGATTCGTACAACGACCGATGTCGCGGAGATCCACGAACACGTCTTGGTACGTCGAACCCTGTGCCTTGTATACCGTGCATGCGTCTCGCGGCCTGAGATCAGCGAGCCAGTCCTTGATGCGGTAGTACGCCACCCAGTCTTTCTGCTTGGCGTAGTACTTCATCAGGGCATCCTGATGACCGCGATCTTGGGCAACCCAGAGATCGCCGGCAGTGGTCGTGATCTGGCGAACCAGAATGTTCTCGTTGCCGGAGATGTTGAAGTTCACCAGCGGGCCGATGCCCTTGATCTGAACTTCCTGCTCGACACGCAGACGCGGATTGCCGCCTTGGCAGAAGTACGTCGAGTTGTTGGAGATGACCCACTCACCGACTGTAAGTTCAGGCGGCATGCCGCGGCTGTTGCGAATCCAGTCGTTGAACTCGATGACCTGCTGATTGCGGTAAGCCAGGATGCGGGACTGATGTCCGAGCGTATCGGGGTTGTCGATGAAGTAGTGCTTGAGGGTTTCCTGTGCGACTTCCGGAGTCATGAAGTCGATGTAGCCAGGCACTTCGAAGATCGGCTGGAAGATGCCAGTCTCGACGGTGCGGCGAAGCTGAGCACACAGATTGGTGATCGGCGGGGAATTCTGACTGCGCACGACCTGGGTGAGCTTCACTGGTTCATTGCGCATGAAGACTGGTGAGAGGTCTTCCATCACCGGAGCCATCTGGCAATGGTCTCCGACGTACAGGATCTTGCAGTTGATCGTGGACTCATCGATCAAGCGATCAAGCTGCTTGTCGATCATGGAGCACTCATCGATCACGAGGAGCGAGTCACGCAGGATGGGTGAGGACTCCTTGCGCTTGAGCGTCTGGCGTCCGGTCTTGAAATCCGTGACGACAGAGATACCAAGCAAGCTGTGTACAGTGCTTGCTTCTTTGCCCGAGCTACGCTGAAGAACTTCAGCGGCTTTGTTCGTGGTGGCGGTCAGTTCCCAGTTCTGGATGGGATCGACGCCAAGCAGTCCTTGGATCTTGATGTGGTCTTGCGACTCCATCAGTTCCTTGAGCAGCGTTGACTTACCAACACCGGCAGGGCCAGAGATGACCATCTCTTTGTCGGGAGAAACCATGAAGGCAGTAAAGGCCGCTGCTGCGGCCTTTTGATCATCGGTCAGTTGCATGGGGATGTGTCGGTGGGTCTATCGTTGTCGGTAATGGAGGAAGCTCTTCTCGTAGTCATCCCGACAGGTGGCATCACACCATCGTTGAGGTAACGGAAGAATTGCGTTGCATGAGTGACAGGAACCGCGAGGTGCTGGGCCTTCAGGCTTTCTCTTGGCGATCTGTGCGGAGAGTTGCATGACCTCGCGGTCGAAAGCCATGTCAATGTCGTCAGCCATTTTGTTTCTGATCCTCTTGTTGAGTTAGGTAGAACTCATCCTAATTCAACGAGGCGGCTGATTGAAGCCGCCGATGGCCCAGTAGATCCCATACAGGATCAACATCCCAATGAAAACAGGGAACAGGGTGATGATGAACCAGATCGAGAAAAGAACCAGTATGAAACCCAGCACGATCTGAGCGAAGATCTTCATGGCACGTCCCTCTTGAGTCGTTCAAGGTCATGTCGAAACATGATGTCCCTGAGCGTGTCGAGTGTCGTGTCACTGGGAAGCTGGGTGCTTTCCAGTATTTCGAGACTCTTGATCATGCAGTTCACTCGGTTGCGGAGATCATCGTAGTCCAGCTCCGTGGCTTCGATGGTCATGAGCGCCTTGCGCGTGTAGTTCGCAGCATCAAGCTGCTCTTCGAGCAGATGCTGAAGAACCTGTGCATGCGTGAGCTTGGCATCGGTCAGGGTGACACCGTACTTCTTGGTGCCTACCTGCTCGCGCTGAATCAGCTCGATGCAGTTCTTCTCGATAACGAGGCTCGGCTTGACCAGTGCGAGCAGTTTGGTGAGTGCCGTGATCACTTGATCTCCTTGGCCGCAACGGGCCTGTCTTCCTGGTTCTGGTAGCGCCCACCGTACTGGGCACAGTTCGCCAGGTCGTGGAACACCACCTGTGCAATGCCCGAACCAGCGGGAATGTGGAGATTGGACGTACCGTGGTACACCAACTCCAACGTAAGGAATCCGTTCCAGCCAGGTTCGATGACGGTGTTGAACACCGACAGACCACGACGCGCCCAAGTGGACTTGTCGTGCACGATGGCTGCGAGGAACGTCGGCATCTGGAACTCTTCGATGGCTGATGCCAGAACGAATCGTCCGATCTGCGGAGCATTCCAATCACGATCCACAAGGATGCGGTCTTCTGCTCGCATGCCATGGCGAGGCATAAACACGATGTCCTGCTTGATGCGGATGTCGTAGCCAGCTTCGCTCATGCCGTAGGTAACGCCATGGGCAGAGGCTTTGTGGTCGAGCATGTTCTTGATCGGCTGATGCTTCAGCAGATCAGTTGTGTTGAGGATCACTGGATTCTCCTGGGAGTTCGAAATCCGAATCGAGGATGTGTCCTCCTCGTCGGGTTTCCATGATGGTAAGGGCGGTGTGCTTGGATCCATCGACGTAGATCTGAAGCATGGTGCGTTTGCTGCCGTCTCTGTTCTTTGCGCAAGTGAGACGGAGCTCTGCCGATTCTTGGCGGAGTTGTTCGTTCAACTCACGCATGATCTGAGCAGTTGTCGGATCGAAGATGGCCACTGACCAGAACGTGTGAGCACGCGGGTCAGCAAGCATGACGGTCTCGAACGGGCCACCGTTACGTCGAACCAGGAAAGCTGGGCGATGCTTGTCTTGGTAGCTGAGCTTGAAGACCAGCTTGTGGTCTTTCATCGTCCTGTTGATGGTTCCAACGATCTCGTGGATCGATAGGCCGATGATCAGGCGTTCGCGGGCTGTGGTCTTCACTGGTTCGTCTAGGCGAAAAGAAACCGCCCTTGCGGGCGGTCTCGTGGGGTGGGTTGGTCAGACCAGGGAATCGAGGTACTCGTTCACCCGGATGTGGATAGCTTGCCACCGCTCGAGCAATTTCTGGCGGTCGGCGGTCGAGCCTCTGTCCCAGGCCCCGGGTCGCCATGCCTTCACGTACTGGCGGTGGCTTTCCGCGGCGTCGGTGATCGCCGGCAGAGCCTCGGGGAGCCAGACCAGGTTGATCCGGGCCGCGGCCATGGCCAGGCCATCGTTCACGGCAAGGGCTCGCCAGAACGCATCAGGCGTGGCTGTGACGCCGTAGTGGGCCAGAACCCGGAGAGTGTCGGCCTTCGTGAGCGGATGCTTCAGGAGAGCCGTACAGGCGCCTCCTCGTTCGAACTGGGCCAGGCCCAAGGCTGGGCCGATGACCGTGTTCTTGCCGTTGGCCTCCAACTGGTCTCGGTAGACCCCGTTGGACTCCTTGAGGACGATCTTGAGGATCAAGGCTCGGGCAGCCACGGTATCGAGGCGCGCGGGGAGCAGCTTCAGGCCCTCGGTGAGTGGGCCGGTGTTGAGTTGGTGCAGCAGGGTGTCCATGGGGCTCTCCGGTGAAGGAGGCCCAGTCTACAGCCGGATCAGGCGCACCCACCAAGGCTTGGGCTTGGGCTGCTCGATTGGCTGGCGGGTATGGATGTCGATGCGGGTGAAGAGCTCACGGGCTTCTTCGATCGACACCCGGCGACCCAAGTAGGAGTGCGCCTGGTAAAGCAGGTACGTGTCCTCGACGTGTACCGGGATCTGGTTCGTAGCGGCGGCAGGTTGCCAGCCGTAGATCATCTTGGGTTGTTGGACTTCGACAGCGGGAGCCGGAGTCTTGTGCACGAGAACGAGACGATTGCGCTTTGCCACGGGTAGAACTCCTTGGGGTCAGTCTCCGTCGTCCAAGAAGTCGAAGACGGAGCCAGGTTTGATTGAGTAGGGCTTCGAGCTCCACTCACTGGGAATCACTTGGATCTTGCCGCCAGCAGCGATGAACTCTTCCGAGTTCGATGCAGGGATGCTGGTACGTGCTGGTTCCACAGTGTTGGTGCTCATGGTGGGTTGGTTGCTGCGATGCCAAGCGAGAGGGTTAGGTGATTTGTATAGCGTCGTGGGTATCTTTTGCAACACCACCACGCAAACACGAGTCGTACCTTCGAGCTTGCAGCGAAGAGCGCCTTTGTCTTCGAGTAGGGCAAGCCTTCTCGATAGATGGCGCTGGGTGACTAGATCGGTGATCTTGAGTGCCTTGAGCATGGATGCAGTGGTGACTGTCTTGGGCTGCCTACGCAGCCACTTGAGCAATCGCGCATCGATCTCTGCGTACTTCTTCGCCACACCGAGTCCCCATAAAAAGAAAGCCCCACTCTCGTAGGGGCCAACGCTCGTTCGCAGCATTATGGAGTCCCTTTGAAGGCTCCCTCCTTTGCGCCATGGGCTAGAAGCTGTCGATGTGGAGACTGCTAGCCTGAGCGATGCTGCGCTTTGTGCCCGTGAGTGGCGGGCAGGGAGTCTTAGGAGCCAACTCCAAGCGGCCACATGATGGGGTGTTCAAATGGTGCTGTCCAGATGGATGATCGTTCCGTAGGGCACGTAGGCCCCGGGATTGTCCACGCAGATCCAGAGGATGGGAATTCCTGGATCCGGTGGGATCTCTACGTACAGGTCAGAGATGATGACGGCTGCACTTGGACGATGCTTTCGTATATCTTCGAAGACCTCCTTGAGACTTGTACCACCGCGGCCGATGATTTCGAGTGCGGTGATCTTGTCGTCTTCCTCGAACTCCCAGGTCTTGGTGATTCGAGTGTTGAAGGTGCTGACGGTCATCAGCTTAGGCGCATGAGTAGCCTTCGCTGCAGCGATCTCGCTGTTGTAGACCCTGAGCTGTTTGTCGGTGACTGAGCCAGACACGTCGAGGTACCAACGCAGGTGAGCCAGTCCATCCTGGCCACCACGACTCGGCAGATACACGTCAGTGAATCGACGGCTCGGGCGAGACCAGTTCGCACCGAAGTTGCTGAGTGCAGTGAACCAGCGACGAAGTAGTTTCTCCCAAGGGAGCTTGGGATTGAGCAGCTTGTCGATCTGCACCTTGATGCTGTTGGGAAGCAAGCCTGCTTCCTTGCCAGTCATGTCGCTCAGCGTCACTGCTTTGGTGATCGTGGCGATGATGTTCGACTGCTGGGCTGGGGTGATGATCTCCGTGGAATCGAAGTCCTCACCGAACGGCAGTTCACAGGGAACAGCTTCGTCTTCGAGGATCTGATAGATCTCTTCGGCGGTCATGCCGCGGAAGCGTTCATCGAGACAGCCGATGTACTTGCCTTCATGCGGATGACCAGGCGGCCATTTGTCGAAGTGGAAGCCGTGATCGAACAGCATGATGTTGATCGCGTAGTCACATGCCTGGTTCCAGCGCCTGTGATTGCGATCACCCGCACGAGCCGGATCACAGTGCATGAATGCAATGTGCCAGATCTCGTGGGCGATGAGTGTTTCCCTCATTGGTTCAGACAAGCTGAGAAACCACTGAGGATTGATGAAGAAGTCCAGGTTTGCGTTGACGCAAGCCGTGGGTACATGAGTGTTCCACTGCTGCTTGAGGCTGCAGTAGATGGACGTGAGAAACGTGCTCGGTCGGCGCACTCCAACAGGAGTGACGAAAAGACCAAGGACTGCGCGTTCAAGGGCAATCTCGTGTTCGGTCATGATGGTTCTCGGGTTAACGGAGGGCAATGCTGCACATCATTCACTACCGGGCGTCCGGAGCTTGGTGAGTGAACAGTTCTCAATGGGGTTCCATAGGGGCAGAAAATCAACAGGCACTTCGGCCTTCATTGCTTCTACGGATAGCCTTTACAGGATGGGGAGATCCCGAAGCTGACTATCAGGGCTTGGCTTTACATGCGTGAGAGGAGTGGAGCGAAGACCTGCTGGATTGCCTGATGGCGAATCAAGTCAGGACGACGCTGACGAACCAGCCGCAGACAGATGACGCGGCATTCCACCGGCAGACGCTCGATGAACTTCGCCAACGGAGTGACGTTGTTCGGTTCGATCTTGTCTGCGATGTGTGTGGCGAGCGCGAACTTGATGCTCGGCTCAAGAGGGATCGGGATGTTCTCCGGATCAGCCACGATCTGAGTGATGCTGGGCAGTTCGGAGAAGATCTGGATGAACGAGATCAGTTCCTGTGCCGGGCCGATGGACACCGCACCAGACAACAGCTGCAGATCTTCCTGGCTCACGGGCTTGTTCTTGATCAGCTTGCTGACGAAGTTCCAAGTACGCGGAGCAGCGAAAGTTTTGTCGTCGTGGTCGGGCTTGAACGTGTAGAGCATTTCCGGCTTAAACTGCAGGAAGCTGATGATGCGAGAGTCCACACCTTCAGTCACAGCCCAGTCTGTCCACTCGGAATGGCTGAGCATCAGTTCGAGATGGATCAAGCGAGACTGCAGAGCAGTACTCATCTCGAAGACGATGGCGTTGTCACTGGTCAGATTACCTGCACTGACCATCAACACGTTCGGATGAAGCTCGTGGTTGCCCACGAGACGATCCAGGATGAGTTTGTAGGCCGGCGACTGCAGATGCTTGGGCGCAGACGTAAGCTCGTCCAGGAAGAGGATCCAGCCCTCGTACTGACCACCATCGGGATGATCCGGAAGCGGATCTCCTTTCAGCGGAAACACGTCGAAAGGCAGGAACTCAGCACGACCATGGTCGTTGCGGAACGGCAAGCCGTTGAAGTCAGTGACATCGCACTGAGGCACACGAAGATCGATGAGCTTCATGCGGTATTCGTTGGCAATCGAGCGAACGATGTCGCTCTTGCCGATGGCTGGACTGGACGTGATGAGCGGCGTCAAGCCAGCCAGCATGCAGCGGATGACAGCCTTACGAAGAAGGCTTGGGGGCAGCCCCAGGTTGTTCAATGACATCGGGATCGATCTCCATGGATGGGCCTTCAAAGATCTGGAATTGCAGACCCTTGGGCTCAAGGTTCTTGAGGTTGCAGAGCGACTGAGCCAGGAAGCGAATGTTCACTTCCCGGAAGTTGTGATCGGAGATGCTGCCGAGCAGTACACCTGAATTCGTCCGCTGTTCGGGATGAACTTCGATGAGTTCCCACTCGGCGTTGTAGTAGATGAACCGCATGGCAGTCTCTCTTAGTTGGTGCCGGTGCTACCGAAACCACCCGTGCCGCGGGAAGTCTCATCGAGATCTTCGACTTCTTCCCATTCCACGAGAGGAACCGGAACCAGCATGAGTTGGGCAACACGCTTGCCTGGTGCAAGCTCATCGAAGGCTCGCGTCATGTGGACAGTGTGATCAACGTGCAGCCCGTCCATGCCGGGGTTCACGTCGAACAGGAGAACGATCTCACCGCGGTAGTCGCTATCGATGATGCCCACGTTGTTGGCCAACGAGATACCACATCGAGCGGACAGACCACTTCGCCCGTGGGCTTGCAGCATCCAATCTTTCGGAAACGCCACAGCGAGTCCAGTGAAGACGTGGATGCGATTGCCCAACATGAAAGTGCGGACTCCATAGACATCGAACCCAGCGGAGCCGGAAGTGGCTTTCGTGGGGATCTTGGCGTCGGGGTGAAGCTTTTTGAACTTAATCTTGACCGGCATTGCTGTTTCCTTTGCGGATTTTCCAACCGGCTTGTCGTGCGCCGGCTAGGTAGAAGTCATTGGTTTCATCGTCATCGAGCATGAGGGCTTCAGCAATACGCTCAGCCATTTCTGGCGTAAGTGTTCGCTCACCCGCAGTGATGCGACGCATGTATTCGGGATTGGTGACACCAATCAAACGACCCAACTGAGCAATGCTTTTGATCTGCTTGTTCAGATGATGGCGGATGATTGAGGAAGCTGGCTTATCGCCAACCAGTTTTGCAAGCACCATCCCAGAGCCTCGCTTGTTGGCTCGAAGGTTGTGCCAGGTAAGTACGCCGTAGGATTCGAGTCGCTGGTAGATACGACCACGAGCAGCATCGATCGTGAGCTTCAGTTCCTTAGCGACTTCTTGGATGGAGTAGATCTTGTTGTCGATGCGGTACTTGGCAGGAGCGGGCTTGTATCGCTCACGACGAAGATTGCCCCATGTCCATGGTTGATCTGTGTCAGAGAGACGCTTGCTTGCTGTGGACTCTTTGATGTTGAGCTTCGCGGCTACTTCCTGCAGTGTGTACCACTGCTGGTTGACTTTGTATTTCTTGGGCTTTCTCACGGGTCTTTCTCCGAAGACTCGACGGCACGAATGAGCTTCTGTCCGCGATACTTGCGGCGCTCATTGGCTACGTGCGCAGCCACCCGCTCCCTGAGCTCGTAGACTTTGCGCTGTTGTTCTTCCTGGATCGCGTTGTGCAGGATCGTTGTGGTTTCATCAGGGCGGCGAAACGCCGCGACAGCGAGATCCAGGAAGAAGCAGAGGACGCGGATGCGTTCGAGCATTAACTTGTCCCCTTATTGAACATGCCGGGATGACGCACCCAGTCCATGTCGCCAGAAAGCGTCTCGTAACCGAACAGCTTGCGGTAGAGGTGCATAGCGCAGTTGAACAACACACCGGCAAACAGCATACCGACACGACCTTCTGCATCACCTCCGAAGAGCGTCTGCAGGATGACGTGTACCGCAATGTCGGTAGCGAAACCGAAGCCGACCAGACGGCGCTTCCATTCGGCAGGAATCCAGCTAGCCAGAAACAGCAAGCTGATGAACATCGTAATACCCATCATCATGATGACTCTCCTCGTAGTTGTTTTAGATGCGGTTACGGATGCGTCGAACTTTACGCACGTACCGCTTTTGTTGACGTTTGAGCTGAGCGATCTCCTTCTGGAGATCTTGGATCTCAGCATCGACCTCTTCTTTGGAATACCACTCCCCGCCTGGGTCTTTCACCATGCGGGAAGATGGCTGATTCCACTCGATGTACCACTCATCCGAATAGGTTTGGAGCTTGCGGGACATGCTCTTGCTCCTTTGCGTATCGCGGATGTTTCTTGCAGGTATGCAGTTCCCCGGTGCGGGGAGCCATGAGACGCCAACCGAACTCGGTCTTGCTCCACTGGAAGCCATGACGGCCACAGTATTTGCAGCGAACACCTTCTGCTCGATCGTCTTGCTCATGCTCCCAGTCATCGTCGTACTGCTCGGTGAGCATGTCGGCCATCTCGCCCATGGGCTGGCTCCTTAGTTGGTACTCAGAAGCTGCGCCATGGTGCCGGCGAACACTGCGAACAGGATGAGCAGAACCAGGATGTGCAGAGTGTCTTTCACACGCCTGCGTCCGTTGTACGCTTCCACGAAGATCTGCTTATCGCGGATCTCTTTGCTGCCTCGATCGGCGGCGTCAGCGATGTCTTTCGAACTGAAAGCCAGCGGAGTCTCGTCGCCGTCTTTGTCGATGAACATGACCCAGTAACGCGGCCCATTCGACTCACCGAATTCATGGAACTGGTTGTCGATGCGATCATCGGAGTAGATGGTGCTTTTCATGTTGGTTCCTTCTTCGGTGTTTGTTGGGCAGCGATCTGCAGAAGCCAAGCTTGGAGAGCTTTCCATTCATGGTTCCGGCAGCCGCTTTCGACGTAAGTGCGATGCAGACCGTTGTGCTTGCGGTTCTCGTACTCGACACGTTCTTTCGCTGCGTCGTAGCTGAGATAGGCATCCACGAATTCCCAACGGATGATGTAGCCACAGCGGTAGAAGCGATCAGGGATTTGCCAGTCACGCTTGTATCGACGTTCGAGGCGAGCAGCAAAATCTTCGGGGCATCGCTCGCCATCTTCGATCCAGACAAAGCCGTCCGCATCGTCTTCGCTGACGTGGTAGATGCGTGACTCACGTTGGACTGTGTAGATCGGATCGGCGGTGAAGTGGTTGTTCTTCTTGCGGTCAGCCGCCAGACGACGAGCGATTTCCAGCAAGCTTTCAGGAATCTGCTTACGTCCGTCTTCAAGTCCTCGACGGTAGTGATTGGCGAACTCTTGTTCCATCGCATCAGTAGGGATGCAAATGTTCATGCGGCCCTTCAATGCTTGATTGAGTTCGAAATGCAGCTCGTGGTACTTGGTAACAGCATCGAGCGCAGCTTTCTCTGCTCCGTGCTTAGCCAGGTAATGACCACCGTCAGCGTGCATGATGGCCATGACTTCACCGAACCACTTGGTTGCAGCATCACGCTCACGCTTCATCGCAAGCTTAGCTTGCCAGTTCTGACGTGCTCGCTTTTGATGCTTCTTGGCCCCCGCGCGCAGATTGCGGTTGTCGTTCTCGCTTAGGTGCAGGCGAGCTTGGAGCTCCGCAATAGCAGAGTGCTCTTCGTAGGCTTGTTCAGCCATACGTCGTGCCCAGGATTCAAGGTTCTCCCAACCGTATGAGAAGCCCGCTCGCTTGATGAAGGCTTCGAGCCATTCTTGTTTGGTCATCGGCTTCATGGCGTTTTCTTGTTTTTCTCGAATAGCTGGGTTGTAACGTAGTGCGGGATAACCAGCGCACACACAGACAGGAACATCAAAGACGCACATATCTGCAGGCGGTCTAACAGCGTGTAGTTACTGTTCACGATTCTTCCTTCGGCGGTTGGGCTTGCTCAGCTTTGATTTGCTCAGCTACCAATTTCACATGCGGGTAGCTAATGTCGTAGAGCTTTGCGATTGCTGAGAGCTTCAGCCCGTTTGCTACTCCCTGCGCAATCAATCGACGCTGCCTTTCGGCTTGTCGCACCTGTTTGTTTGGTCTGAATCGCTCAGCCACGATCCTTCTCCTTCGCCGCCGCGAGGGCGGCGCGCAATTCGCACCCTTCCGCATGGCCCCAGTGAAACATGTGTTCGCAGCTAGGGCAGGATGCCGTCGAATTGCTAGTCGGCTGGCACCATTCGACGTTTTTCAGAACCTCGCGCAACCTCTCCGCATCCGCCCGCGCCGTGTCGCGCTCGGCCTCAAGGTCGGCAAAGCGGGCGTCGGCTTCGTCCTTGGCGTACCACTGGCCGTCGTTCTGCTCCGTCATGTATGCGTCGCCCGTGTAGCTTTTGCCGGGCATGTACCTCGTCAGCGGCTTCACGACTTCACCTCCATCGCTTTCGGATTTCCCCACACCCGTCCTTCCTGCACGATGCCAACGTTTGCCCCGAAGAAAAAAGCATGGGCCGGGATCGGCGGCTTTGCGTTCAGGATTTCAAAGCTGTAAGCGCAGATCATTTTTCCGTCCTGCCAGCACTCCCGCATCCAAGTCGCGGGGTTGTCATACGTGCATACGATCACGGTCACGGCTTCACCTTCGGCGGCTCGGGCAGCGAGCGTTCTGCAAGCACAGACAGGATGGGGAACGTGACCGCAACGACGGCCATGCCAAGCCAGTTGCGGTCGTGGAATGCCAGCGCAATCCAGATAAGGCCAAGCGCGTCGATCATGTTGAATCGACGGCGAACGAGGTAGGCGATCACGACCCCACCCCCTTCACCGCCGCGAGGGCGGCGCGTGCATCTTCTCGCCACAGTTCGCGCGCTGCGTTGAGTAGTTCACTCCATGGCAGCGCGCCGTGCCTTTCGTTGAAGTGCATCGCCAGCCTTTCGACGGCCACCTCGTCATCCACCACCCCGGCCTGCGCGTTCAGCGCTAGAAGTCGCTTTCGCGTCGGCTGCCATTCAGTGCTGCAAACGCCAGTGCCAGAGTCTTTGCCGTCGAGAATCTTGCTCACTTCTCGCACCGCCGCGTTGAATCCATAGTTGCGACCTCGCGCATAGGCCGCACTCTCGTGAGGAGTGTCGTCAAGCTCAGGATTGTCCTGCGCGTTCAGCGCGGCGGCGATGCGCCTAGCTTTCTCGGGAGTGCTTGCGGTCATCCAGAACTTTCCGTTCTCGAAAATGTCGTGCTGCCTATCGCTTCGGCCCGTCGCGTATCGCTCGCTCACTGTCCCTGCTCCTTCAAGATTTCATGCTTCGCAAGCTCAAGCGCGCCGATTGCTTCGGTCACGCTGAGTCCTGCACCGTTTTCGTAGACCGCCGACTTGATCGCATC